ATGTGCCATTTGCAATTTTAAATGAGTCTACTGTAGCCCATGTTAATGATCCATAGCCATCAGTTTGTAAAAATTGACCAATAGTTCCACCGGTAATTACTACATTAGACGTTGGACCTAGATTACTAGTAGCAGATACATTCAAATTACCTATAATGTTAGTAACACCTGTACCATTTGGATCTAATATAATGTTTCCATTAGTATTACTAGATGATATTGTATTTTGTTCAATATGAATATTGCCTAAATCAGCACTTGTACTAGATACTGAACCACTAATACCAAATGTACCAATATATCTAGCACCACTTATGTATATACTTTTGCCCGTAACACCAGATGCAATATCAGTTGGTAAATTAGTACCTATAAAATATAATACACCTGATTGATAATCAAAGAACCATTCGTCATTACTACTACCGCTTGCGCCGGCTGCAAATAATTGAGTACCAGTTGATTGCGGTGTAGTAGAAGTATTACTATCAATATATACTGTAACAAGATAGGTAGAACCAAATTCAGGGGGAATCCAATCTGTCGAATTAGTCTTCCAAGTTCTATTATCAGATGATGTAGTATCTTCTACACACCTAACAGTTGATGTCCATGAGCCACTACCATCTTTATATATTCTTACAACACTAGATGTGGTTGTAGGTTTAACTCCGGGAATTTCTCCGGCTTGAGTCCATAATTTATCGGCTCTAAGCAATAACGGACTTGCTATGGATTCGTTAAATGCTAATTTATTACTTGCGCTATCAGTTTTGGTTACACCGTAACCTATCTTTTTCCACAAATAGTCAAGTTGTTCAGTGGTACTTAGTGCCATTAACTAAAACTCCATGAAGATACATAATCCCCGGATGCTAATACTATGCTGAATAGCACTTGATTGCCTGTAGAATTTGAAGTACTTATTGACCCTAGTGTCATGTTATATGTTGTCCCTGAAATTACTGATCCTAAAGGAACTTTGTCTGCATTTGTTTTTGCACATCCGTTGCCGCCATTGCCGCCGGCACCAGTATTTGAACCAGGTGCGCCTCCACCTGCATATGTTACTGATGCGTCTATCCATCCATTTAAACCACTAGCCGCGTCAATGGTTGTTCCTGGAGCTGCAAAGAATAATCCTGATATCTTACCTGTTATAGTGACACTAAAGTTTTGAACTAGTGTTTTAGAAAATGCACCACGGAAATATTGATATCCACTAGTTCTTCCTGTATTCAAATCTGGTCCTACTGGTAAGTAACCTGTACTTAAATCAGTATTAAACCATTTTAATTGATTCCAACGAACTATTGCTTCATCTGTGCCTGCAATTGTTTGTACACCTGTCCACGGGAAAGATGAGTAATAATTTGTTGCACTATTGTATGTTGGGTTGGCACCAGTTGCCCCGGATATAACAATACGTTTAGCAGTAGTAGCTCCGTAAGTAATACTAGTTTCCACAAAACCAGTTGGTGTAGCGGTGAATACTTGAATTTTTTTACTAATCACACTAGTGCTTCCAGTTCCATTTACGTTAGTTGCTTTAACTCTGATATCTTGTACAGATAATACAGAAGATGCACTAATACTTATGCTTTGTGGACCTACTGTTGCAGGACTTCCACTATCTTTTCCTGTATCACTATTTGGATTATTTCCTGTTAAGAAACTACTTGGTGCACTAGTATTCAACTGTGCATATGTTTTAGTTTGAGAAGAAATTACTGCACCAGTAGTTGATTCATAGTTAAGGTTAGCTTCAATTGTGAATGGCGTTGCAGTATTATATGGACCTAAATATGTTTGTCCAATCCAGTTATATATTTTTGCTGTTGTTAATGTTAATACTGGACTACCGGTATTGTAATATGGTATACCTGAAATATAACGATATGTACCTGGTGTGCCTTCTGTCAATGTTGCAATACTTACATCAACCGTGGGTGTCAATGTTACATCATCTTTAACAAAACCAACTGTGCTTGAATCACCGGTAGTAGTGTGTGATAATTTTATATTATTAAAACCAACTGTTACTCCGCTCAATGCTGTAGTGTAGTATCCACTAAACACTTTATAAAAATCACTAGGGTATGTGCTTGCACTTACTAAATGTGCATCTCTATCTACCGTAATAACTAAGTTACCATATGTTCCCGTATCACTACCACTAGTGAAGGTTTTAGAACCATCAGTACTACCGTTAAATAACGCAGACAATGTACCAGTATATGAATTATATATGTCACTGACAGTTGAAGTTACTACAGTTCCTGTTACATATCTAGTAACAAGTGTGCCGGCTAGTGGTATACCGCCACCTGAATTATCAGTAGCACTTGCGGCCAAGTATGGAGTTGTACCAGCGCTTGCCGTACTCATTGTTAATGTTACCGTAGACAATCCTGATGGTGCAGCCGGAGCTGATGCAACAGTTATATAACTAGCCTTAGTATTAGTATCATCACTAGCAGATTCGCTATATGTGCCTGTTGCTAATAAGCTAACTGTGTATGTACCTGTAGCAGTATAAGTATAGTCTATCGTAGCACTAGGAGTTCCTGAACCACTAGTTATTATTCCACTATCAGTGGTATCTCCCCATGTCCATTTATATGTGTCAGTATTCAATGAAGTGTTAGTAAAGCGGAATATTGCTCTATTCAATCCATTCAAATCAGTAAATAAATATCCTTTTTGTACGGAATCACCTGTTCTGTCTGATGTTGTTACTGCTGTACCTGTAAATATTGATTGTGGATCAGGATGCACCGTTACTGTTACTGTAATTGAACTGAATGGGCTAGTAGAATGTCCATTATAAACTTCTAGGTTAACTGTAAAATTTTGATTTACTGCAGGATTAGTTAAACTAAATTTATGTGTTATATTTACACTTCTGTCACCCGCACTACCTGATCCAGCGTTTACGCTTGTTGTGGTACCATCACCCCATGTCCATTTATAATAATTACCAGAGAACGTACTTGTTGCTCCTACGCCTGCAGGTGTTGTATTAGTAAATGTAACATTCCATCCATCAGGTGTTAAAGTATAATCGTTATTACCTTCTAGTGTAGTATATGTAAAGGTTGGACTATGTGTTTTATAAACATATACATTTTGTGTAGAACTGGTTACACTTACTGGACTAGGTCCTGCAGTAGTACTTGTAGCTATAATATATGGTTGATATCTAGTATCTGCTGATCCGGTTATAGTATAGGTATGTGTTTTTGCCCCGCCACCTACACCGCCAGGTACACCATTTGATGCAATAGCATCACTTGTACCGTCACCCCAATGTATCACATAACTTTGTGCATACTGACTTGTGTTTGTTACACTTAAGCTAGTACCGGTATCTAACGCAGTTTTGCTTAAGGTGAAACTTGGGATTGGAGTTGGTGTGTATAATGTTATATAGTCTGTTTTAATTTTACTATCACTTGCTCCAGCACCCGAACCACTACTGTTACTTACTGTTAATGTAACTGTAAATTGTCCACCTGACAAATTCGTATACGTCTTACTAGGTGTTGAACTAGTACTTGTTGTACCATCACCAAAATCCCATAGATAGTTAGTGCCAGTTCCATTAAATGTTCTACTAAAAGTAAGTGTTAATGGGCTGGGTCCTGCTACTACACTAGCAGTAAAATCTACGTTACCAACAAATGTTCCTTTAACAACATTCAACATTACTTCGTTTAAGTCATCAATTGCATCTGTTACTGTTGTAGTAGTTGTCCATATATCTAGAGCTCCGGGAGTAATTAAGTTTGCATCGGTTGGATAGCCCAATGGTATAGCATTACCAACACTACCGGAAATTCCACCTGTTACATTGAGAGTTCCGCCAATTGTTAAATTACCTATTGTAGTAAGAGTATTAGCCCTAACATTTCCAATTTCATTAAATGTGATTACATTATCTACTACAGTTACATTGCTAGCAAATACAAATTCACTATTACTATTATCCCAACCCATGAACGCATCAACTGCTGTGCCGGTACCAGGACTGCCTACATAGTAATGCAATACTGCACCTCTATCCATACCATCATTGCTGGTAAGTCCGGCGTTGTTAGAACCATTACCCAAATCAATCAATGGGTCAGTAATAGAAGATACAGTAGCATTTACATACGTAAATGTTCCTCCTACGGTCAAATTACCTGCTACATCTAAGTTAGTTAATGTACCAACTGTTGTAATATTAGGTTGACTTGCGGTCGTTAGTGTACCAGTAAAGTAGTTTGCAGTTGCTAAATTACCAAGACTTGCATTACCAGCCGTAATGTTTCCAACTGTTGTTAGATTACCTGCACTAACAAGACCTGAAATATTTGCATAACCGTTAACATTAGCACCCGTTGAAGTGATAATGGCTACATTGGCATTTCCATATACGCTAAAATTTATATTACCATTAGCTACTGGTATATTTACATTACTATTGCCATTAGCTAATGGTCCAATTATATTACCTGCGGTTATATTACCTGATACATCTAACGATGTTAAGTCTCCGGTCCCAGATAGTTTACCTATAAAGTAATTAGCATGTACGTTGCCATATTCGTTTACTGTTACTATGTCATTTGATACTGATACATTACTAGCAAAGATAAATTCATCAGATGCATTTTTCCAACCCATAAATGCATCAACGGGTGCAGTAATATTTTCATCATAATAATGAAGTAGAGTACCTCTATCTTTTCCATCATCAGTTGACAATGCGCTAGCATTATTTGCCGCACCGCCTTGCTCAACGATAGGATCAACTACAAATGTTATAACAGTGTTTATATACGATATATTACCACTTACATGTAAGTTACCATTCATGTAAGTGTTTCCGTATACACTTAATCCTAATAATGTACCTACATTAGTGATATTAGATTGGTTATTTGACAATGAATCAAGTGTACCACTAATATAATTAGCTACTAGTACATTACCGGCGTTTATATTACCAGCAGTGATATTAGAACTTACGGTGACAAAATTAGCACTTGCTAAATTACCTAAGGTAGCATTGCCTGAAATTAAATTAGCGGCTACAGTTACATAGTTGGCAGTTAATAAGTTACCAAGATTTGCATTACCACTAGTTAAGTTAGATGATATGTTTATAAAATTAGCACTAGCTACGTTACCGAGATTAGCATTGCCTGAAATTAAGTTGGCTGATACAGTTACATAAGTTGCTGTTGCTAAATTACCTAGACTTGCATTACCTGATGTTAAGTTGGCTGATATATCTATAAAATTAGCACTTGCTAAATTACCTAAGTTAGCATTGCCTGAAATTAAGTTAGATGAGATAGTTACATAGTTAGCGGTAGCTAGATTACCTAAGTTAGCATTACCTGAAATTAGATTTGAACTAAAACTAGCGTAGTTAGCTGTTATTAGATTTCCACCAGATAAATTACCAGTTGTAATATTACCAGTTACAGTAAGTAATTTTGCAGTTTTATCAAAAGTAAAATCTGCTACTCCGGCAAACTCACCACCGTCATTAAACTGTACATATGTATCACCTGGAGAACCACCACCAGCTTTAGCAGTAGCCCAAGATAGATTACCAGATCCGTCAGTTTTCAGTACGTAGTTGGCACTACCACCGGTAATTTTTACATTACCTACGTCACCCAATGAGGTAATATTACCTACGGTTAGGTTATTAGCAGTGATATTGGCTTGGTCATCGACTACATCTATAACGTAATCTTGTTCTCCAACTGAGAACCCCGCTACTGAGTTGAACTTTTTAATTGCCATATAATTTTCCGTTATGTGGCCTAACTTAAATTAATCTAATCTGTGTTGTCCAAACAATTGAATCCGTAGTTGAAGGGGAGACTCTCAATCTAAGTGTTGTGCCTGCCGTTAATGTTACACTATATCCTGTATGCAATGCGGCACCTATATTCACCGAACCAAATACCACCCAATCAACTAGTGTAGACCCATTATGTATAGCATGTACTGTGGCCACAGTGTATTTACCCCCTGCAGGGTTCTCACCTTTAATAAAAAATTCTGCGGCTCTATATCCTGTACCAGTTATATCAATTTGAGCAATAGTTTGATTGCTTGATATGCTGGTTGTAGTAAACGATTGAGTTCTTATACTAGATGTAGTTGATAATTGAGATCCGTCGGCTGCAGAATATGATTTAAATGTTAGGCTACCTACAGTAGCAATATTGTTTACTGTAAAATTATTTGAAACGTAGGCATTACCGGTAACATTTGCCCAAGTATCTGTTACTGTAAGCGTAGTAACACCCGCTGATGTAAGTTCTATGTTACCACCGGGGCCATTAACTGTTACAACACTTGTACCATTTGCAATACGATACGTGTCAATGGTAGTAAATGATAATGTGCCAGATCCGTCAGTTTCTAAAACTTGATGTGCCGTACCATCAGCAATTGGATATGTTAACCCACTTACTTTAAGTACACCGAGTACATTAGCATTATCAGTTGTTACATTACCGGTCATTCCGGCTGTGTGAACCGTCAACCCAGTAAGAGTACCTAAACTAGTGATATCTCCTTGGGCCGCTGTTTTAACTGTGCCATATACATTACCCAAAAAGTTATATGCACGTACATTAGCATAACCACTACCTGTTGCACTTGCATTTGGGGTTACAACTTCCTGAATGATACTTGATATATCTGCAACTGCTCTAAATTCATTACTTGCAGAACTCCAACCTAGAAATTGGTTATTAACTCTATCTGCTACTGCATTGTAGTTACGTAATACTAAACCGCGGTCTTTGCCATCATATGATGCTATATTTCCGCCGGCAGCATCAGCACCTAAACTAATCAAAGGATCAATAGTACTTAAGTTAGTTGCATTGATATATGTAGTTGTACCTGAAACAGTTAAGTTACCTGAAATAGTAACATCTCTGTCAAAAGTAGAATCTTGTCTAACTTTCAAATCAAGTGTAGTTGTTTTACTGAAAACGTTTATGTTAGCAGTTTGTATAACATCACCGCTAGCTTTTAGGTATGCATCCCCTGTGCCAATCCAAATATTTGAACCAGTCCAAATATTTCCCCACATATTAGTTGCATTACCTAATGTATATGTGTTATCAACGCTAGGTATTAAATTAGAAACTACAGCAGTGTTTACTTTTAAGTTTCCTACGTTAGCAACGTTACCCACGGCAAGATTACCCGATACATTAGCATTTATTAGTGTACCGACTTGAGTGATGTTAGATTGATTGTTTGATAATGAATCAAAGTATCCATGAAAATAATTACTAGTTGTTAGATTACCTAAATCTGCATTACCGGTTACGGTTAAGTTACCACTAGTTTTAATAAATGTAAGTTTGCTACTTACATTTAATATGCCGTCATCATTGAATGCAACTTCAGTATTACTACCAGGACTAGAAATTGCACCACTAATAGCTCCATCAAATTTACCAATAAAGTAATTTGCAGTTACATTAGCATTACCATTTTCGTATACAAATCTTGCTCCGGCAATATTTGCGTTGCTATTAGCACTGAATAGATTTCCAGATTCGCTGAATGTAAAATTAATATTACCTGCTAAGTCACCTGAACTACCTTTAAATTGAACGTAATCGGTTGAACCGTTTGCAGAATCAAAGTCCCATGGATCACCATTTGCATATAGTAGATTATCAGTTTTGATTCTTAATGCATCTACATTACCTTGAAATATTGATACGTTTCCACTAAAGTTAGCATATGATGCTGTGACATTAGAGTTTGAATCTATTACTGTGGTGATCGATTCTCCTACTGAGAATCCACCAACTGAGTTAAAGGTCTTAATTGCCATTTTTATTTTCCTTATTCTTTATAACTTATTATACTAATCTTGTACACGGTAGTACCGCTTGACGTAGGTTCTGCTGTAAGTTCAATATTACCTAAATTATATCTAACTTTAAAATCTGCTACACTATGTGCAGTTAGTGCAGGTAAATCAATCGAACCATATTCATAATAACTTACTTCTGTATTCAATTTTGTTGCAAACAATTTACTAGTTTGTCTAGCTATTGGAAGTTCTGTTACTATGTCCATTTGTGTGGCAATAATAGTATAATCTAACGAACACACCTCACTTGCTATTAAATAATGTAACACCTGATCTGGATTTGAACTACTTGTTGCCGCACTAGTTACAGTACTAGATGTAACTTGATTTACCCCTATACCCAATGACAGTGTTCCAACACTTAACACTCCCGAAATTTCTGCTTCTTGTGTAGCTGGATCAAATGTAAATCCTGGGTCAGCCCCAATGTTTCCGCTATCATTAAATAAAAGTTGGGTATCTAATCCACCAACAACAACATTACCCACGATGTTACCTTGAAAATTCCCCAGAAATAAACCACCAGATATAGTATTAGCATTAATTAACACTCCGCCTATATTTGCACTAGTAGCAATATTGGCATAGGTAACACTAAGTGTAGTAACATCACTACTACTATTTCCAGTAATTACTGGTATAGGTGGTATACCTATTGTATACCCACCGACTGCGTTAAATGAATCTCCTGCTATAGACATGTATGTTCCAAATTATCATTATATTATTTATTTATCATTTTTTAAGGATACTACTTTGCGGTATCCAAAAAAAAGCACTCCGAAGAGTGCTTCTTACTTCCCATCCCTATGAAAAGATTATTGGAATGTAAGATTACTTACAGCGATAGCGCCCAAGTAATCAGCCGCATTACCGAAAGATGATGCAGTGTTTGTCAACTCAATGTAACCATAACGTGTCATAAATGATACGACTGGTTCGAAAGTTGATGGATCTAAAACAACGCCAGATGACATCAATGGGATGTATGGGCAATAGAATGCTGCCGCATCTGTTTCGCTAGAACCTTTGTAACCAACTAGTACAGGAGCTGTGTCTTGTGCGTAGCTGTTTACGAATACACGCATAGCACCATTCAATGTACCAACTAGTTTTGTGTTAGTTGGAGCTTCGAATGTACCTTCTGTTGTACGTGCAAATGCTGAAGTAGTTGCAGATTGCAATACTGTCAAGGCTGCTGGAGATACAACTGCCCAGTTACCAGCACCACGGCGTGTGCGTTGAGCAATCAAGTTAGCAACACGATTGATTAGAACTGCCAATGCGGCATGCTCGTCACCAACGAATGTAGCTGTACCTGAAACGGTAGCTTGGTTATATGTATACTCTGTTGTAGCCAATGTGTTTAGACTCAATAGAATCTCTTGGTCAATTTCAGCAGTAATTTCTTGTGCTAGAGCAGCCATGATTTCTGCTTCTACGTCAATACCATGTTGAGACTGAGCATCTTGTGCTGCCTCAAATGTCCAACGTGCTTGCAATTTACGTGACTTAGCTTCAACAGCTTGTCTCAAGATTTGCACAGAAATTTGCTTACCGCCATTACCTTCTAAAGTAGCAGTGTTATTGCCAGTATAGATAGATGATGAACCAGATGCATTTGTCTGTGTTGAGTATGCTTGAGCAATTTTGAATGGGCTCAATGCTTCTTCACCAGCTGTTACGCTTGTTGCGGCTGTGCTGTTGTCTGTTAAAGACTGAGCATAGCGAACACGTAGAGTGTGAATTTGACCAACTGGTCCTGTCATTGGCTGAACACCAACCAACTCGTTAGCGATAACTGTTGGCATGACACGACGGATAACCGGAAGAATCACACGGTTTAATGTAGCAATATTACCAGATGTTGTTGTACCAGCTGAAGATTCAGATAGTAACTGTTTTTTAGTGTTTTCTAAGATAACACTCATTGTTGAGCGGCGATTACCTTTAAGACCTTCAAGTAGGGCTTCTTTGGTTTCGTCCCAACGGCTTTCTAATAGAACTTGTGACATTTATATTTCTCCTAAATTATGTCTTTGTTTAGAGCCCTGCCAAACGTCTAAGGTCAATCACGTTATCACGCGGCTCGACTTCGAATTGTTTAATGGCAGATTTATCCCCGGTGACTGCTTTAATATTTTCTGAAATCATTTGCTTTTTAGGCTCTTTTCTTTCATTGATATTATTCAGCACTGCTGGTAGATACTTATCGAAAGCGGCTTGTAGACGAGGTGTCTGGACGCTTTCTAGCAAGTCACGCATTAATACTGCTTTTTCCTTATTAAGGGTACTTAGCAATTCATCCATCGCTTGTTGGCGATTAGTTGATTCTTTAATAATACGGACTTCACGTTGTGTGCTTTCAACTAATTGCTTAGTTTCAGCGATTTTCTTTGTAGACTCAGCTAATTGTTCGTCTTTTTTCATTAATGCTTGCATTAACTTACGTGTTTCAGCCTTCTCATTTAAATGAGTAGCACTGAATTCACTAGCAAAACTTTCAAAGATACGGCGACCAAAATCGTTTTCACGTGCGGTCATAATATCTTCTCTCAATTGGCTCATTTCACCTTTTAGATGTTTACTTACAGCTTCGTTAACACGTTTTCCACTTTCAGACACGAAACGTGCCTTTAATGTTTCTAGTTGTTTACGACCTTCTGCAACTAACTTAACCTTAGCTTCAACAACAGCTTGTTTATCTTGTGCGAATTCTTTAATTTCACGGGCAAGAGCATGAACAATAAATTGTTCTAACTTTTGTTGACTTTCTTTTTGTATTTGACGCTCAGTACGTAGTTCTTTGATTTCTTCTGATAACTTAGTTACCATAAAATTATTAAACTTGGCTGCATTTTCTTGTAGTTTGCGTTTTGCGTTAACACGGTCTTCGTTCATTGCTTGCTTTTCAAGTTGAAATTCTTCAATTTCACTTGTCAAGCCATCAGTAACCATTTTATCAAGGGCTTCTACCATTACATGTTTGTCATGTTCGTAACGTTGTGCGAATTCCTCACGTAGTTCAGCACGTACTTGTTCTCTAGCTTCATTCAATTTTGATTCCCATGCCTCGTTAATAGCGACACTGGTTTCTTCATTGATTAGTCCAGACTCAAGTAATGGTTTGATTGCATCTAGCATATCTTTTCCCTTTAAATCTTGAGGTCCTTGATAAGACGAACCACTTCGTCTTTCAGGTATCTCTGTACTTTCTTATCGCCCTGAGCATCTTTTGCAATTTCCAGCATTCTATGACCATGACGTAAATTCATCATACCTTCATAAATTACTTTGGGATACGCATTGGGTGCGCTTGGTTGTGCGACAATATCCACAGTGACTATTTCAAAGTCACTGACTTTGCCAGAACCATCATCAACGTTACCGCTGCCTCTAGAACTGACACCTAGTTTAACACCACTCTCCAACATTGTAGACACTAACTGTCCCATTGGAGTTGGTAGAATTTTTAGTTTACCGAATCCATTTGCACCATCCATCCACATTTGAGTAATCATATGTGATACACGGTCCAAATTAATTTTTAAATCATCAGGGTGATCTACTTCACCTAGAACTGAATAACCAGTTTGAATTTGTTCATTTAGAGTATTTACAGCAGATTCGATTTCAGAAACAGGGTAAACACGCTCGTTAGCGTTTTTTACCCCACCCTGAATGAATATCCCTTTCATATAAAGGGACTTCTTGCTACCTTCACCTTCACTCTCAACCACCATACTGGCACGGTCGAAAGTTAGATGCTCTTTGAGATACAAAGCCATTATCTCAGGTTACCTTATCTTTTAACAATCTTTTTAGTAGCTTGTGCTACTGGCTTCTTAACACTCTTTTTGCTTTCGCTAGTGATAGACTTTGTATTTTGTCCGTCATCACCGTGCTTTGGCTTTGGTGCTGCTTCGCCTTTTTCGCTAAATGTAGCGCCTGGGGCATTTTTATACTTGCCAGGAATTGTGCTTGGAGTTGGCTTTAACAAACCACTTTGTGTACCACCTGTAGTAGACTCATGTCCACCTAGCTTGTTAGCTGGGCGAGCACCGATTGGGTTCTTACCAGCAACTGGGCTCTTTGTTTGTTGACCATTGTCGCCATGTGTTACACTCTTAACTTTTTGTAGTTGAATAGATTCTTCTAATGCTTCTTCATCATCTTCAGCTTCAGTTACTTCTTCTTCACCTTCTTCAAGGTCTTCATCTTCACCTTCCATCATTTCGTCGCCGCCCATGTCGTCGCCGCCCATGTCTTCTTCACCGTCGTTGCCCATGATTTCTTCAAACTCAGCCATTAGCTGGTCTAGTTTATCTTCCAAGTCAACAACACGGTCTTCTAAATCTTCTTCACCCATCTCGCCGTCGTCCATGTCATCGCTGTCAAGGTCGACGTCCATCTCACCTTCGCCGTCATCCATTTCAATGTCAGCAAATTCATCTTCATCTTCAGCCATGCCTTGTTCTTCGGCACCGATTTCGTTTTGTAATCCACCTACTTGGTCACGGTTTTGAATACCACCCATGCCCATGTCTTCGTCCATCATTGATTCATAAATTTCGCGGCTTTTTTCAACCACGATATCGTGAAATAATGCACGTGCTTTATCTTCATCTTCATTGATAATTAAATCAATCAACTGCTCAAATTTTTTGTTATCCATTGTTGTTCTCCTACGTAGAAATGGCTTTGTAAAGTTATTTAGTGAGTAGTTGCTAAAACTACTCAATATGTGCTATTTTTTTACGTTTTTAGTACAGATAGTACTAGTAGCGTTATAATCCAGGAGTTTCTGGGGCTACAGGAGTGAATTGTTTGCGAATTTTTTTAAGATTTTTAGTACGTTCAAAGTTACGTACATCATTCATTTTACGTAATTTTCTTATTTGACGCAGTGTTAATTTTGTTTTACGTGTTTCTTTCCACTTGGGCGGACTGTTATCTTTAGTAACATCTTGATACCCTTCAACAGATGGATTAAACATTTCAAATAATTTCACTTGTATATTTCCTATATACTATTTATCACATAGTTGGTGCAGGTGCGCCACCGCCCATTGGCATAGTTTCAGGTCCGCCTACTGCAACTGGCATACCATCTGGGCTAGCTAATGGATCCGGGCCTGCTTCTAAATTCTCAGCCGTTTCAGTATCAGTTTCCATATCACCTTGACTTATACCAATACTACGTAAGTCACTTCCACTAGCTTCACTATCTTCTGGTTCTTGACGTTCTTCAAACCAAAGTTTGTTGTTTTCTTCGATTTCTTCTTGTGTTAACCCTAAGAATCGTTGCATAGCAAAACGTTTACTAATATACGGGAAAGCTTCCATTGACTGGAATACAGTTACCCGTGATGTGTCAAGTTCTGATTGACGATAGGCTGCAAAGTTCTGCGGAGCATTAAATTTAATATCAAATAGACTAGAATCAATATTAAATCCTCTCCAACGCATGAATAATTTAAATTCATCATTTAGTTTTTGACTGATATACTTCTGTAGTCGCTCACAATATTGATTGAAACGAAACTCCTGAATCATAGCAGTTCCAACTCTACCGTCTGCTAATGGGGTTGGGCTATCTTCCGGGCCTTGTGGCAAATATGAACTTGGCACACGTAATCCACGTGCTAATCTGTTATTAAAATAACGCAAATCATCAATTTGACCTAAATTATCACCACCGGGTAATGTAGTAACATCACTACCACGACCATCAGCAGTTACCGGAAAGAAGTAATCTTCGTTCATGCTCAACGGATTATATGTTGCATCCATGAAATTTGAACCGCCTTGTACACTAGGTATACGTCTTTGGTGAATTTCATTTTTAACTCTATCAACAAAAGCCATAGCCATATGACTTGGCATATTACCTACGTCAATTTTAAATACTCTACGTTCCGGGGCACGTTGTACACGATAGATTAAGATAGCATCTTCTAATAGTTCTTTTTGTTTATAGACTTTGAAAACGTTTTCTAAAATACTTTGTCCAAAAGGCCAGAATCTATCTAAACCTTCGGTTAAACTTAAATGCAATACGTGTTTAGCATCGATGGCTGCTTCATTTAACCCTAACGTAAAACGACTACCAGCAGTTCCCTGCGGCATGCTTGGTACTGTATAGCCACCTGAACTGCCACCTCCACCGGTGCCGCCAAATCCTGTACTTGGGCTTGCGGCAAAATCTGTACTTACTTTCTCTGTTACCGTTAAATTTTGTAAATTTAAGTTAATATCTTTAATAACATATTGTTCAGGTTTCTTACCTTCACTTTCATTAACAATAACTTTTGTTATTTTAGTCATATCTACCCAGTATAGCTTGAAATTTTCTGGGTCACGAATGAATACTTGGTCACCGTACTTGATACTATTACGGAATATTTTAAATGTTCTTGTATCAAATTCGTTGAGTTTACACCATTGCTGTAGTTGCTTTTTAATCAATTCAACTTCATGGGGTGTTGGTTCTTCTGTAAATTCAACTTCAAAAGGTGTATTATTTTGTTCGTTTTTCTGTGTACTGAACTCAGCAATAATATCTAAACATGCATTAATTTCAGCATCTACATCCATCATTTCATATTGATTGTATCGTTCAATACGATTTGGGTGACCAGTATACACTTCTGGTAAACGACTTTGATAGTTTCTATATCCAAATTGGTCATTGTTATAGGAGCTAGTTGATTTTGGATTATAAGGTGTTACACCGCTATTCCATGCACCCTGGTTGCTATTACTTCCCGATATCGGACTAAGTTGACCTGTTGTGTTGGGTCCGGAAAAACGCTTTTTATAAGTCATACTGATATTTATCTGTTAATGTTTGACTTGGACTAAAATATCTTCTTGTACAAACTTAGTAGCACGTTGATAATCAACCATTTCTTCTATTTTACCATAGACCTGTTCCATAATTCTTAGTAACGAATCCATATCATTTGTTCCGCCCATATTACTACCACTAGTAAACGGGAATTTAGTTATTTGGTTGCTAAAGTCTTTAAGCATGTTCATTGGAAGTACTGCTTCTGTGCCGTGTAACATAGCTGGATATCCTGTTTTAGGTCCGCGTACAATACCACCAGTAGCTAACTCAGCATGGATGTGGCCACCAGTTGCGCCGGCACTACGATTATTGTATTCATCTCTTGCAGATTTAAATCCTAATCCTATTAGCTTATCAACTATATAGTTACCTTCTTCTACACTAGGAGTGCTCCCGGGCGGGAATGCAAAATCTAATGCTTCACCTGTTTTGTGCTTTGAACCTCTAACTTTACCGGTCGCTGGATCAATATTACCAGTTCTATGATATTCGTCATTAGCTGATGTGATATAGGCATCCGGAAAAAGTTCTGACATCTTTTTAGCAAGTCCGGGTAATCTAGGATCAAGTTGTGAACCTTCAGTATGTGCCCCGGGTTTAATTTTTATTCCTGCAAAACTACTACCTTGAGGACCTGCCATAGCCTGTCCTCCACCTTGCCCACTAGCGTTTTGTTTTTCTAATGTGTTTTTTGTTTGTTCAGCTTGTTGAGTATTAATTCTGTTTGCTCTAGTAGCATCATCAACTTCACGAAGGCCTTCTCTTGCTGTTTTTACAGCCTTATTGACCCCTTCCATGAGTTTTCCTCTTTCTGTTTCGGTGATATTTGCATTTGCATAAGCCCGCTCTTGTCTTGCCTTATCTTCTAACGCATCTTTAAGTTCTTCTTCTGCTTTTAAACGTTTCTGTAATAAATCAAGTTCTTTTTGTTTGTATTCCCCTAATGCATCTTTAACTTCTTCTAAATTACTAAAATCTCTAAAATTATCTACAAAGTCAACTGTACCCCCGGTAATAAATCTTGTAAATTTTGCTAATGCTAACCCTGCCTGATTAACCAATATTGAAAACTTAGTTACTCCCGGAACCATATAGTCACCCATTTGGCGAGTAAGTTCTTCGGCTGCTGCCCTTCTTTTACGTTGCTCTTGTTCGTCTTGTGATTCTAATGTTAATCTAGCATTACCTGAACCTATAATTCCGGCAATTTGTGTTTTTAATTTTGTTAGTGTTTTTTCATCCATCATTCCTAAACGAGTAAGAGTATTCAGTAACTCTACATTTAGACCTAATTCTTTGGCAGCGTCAGCAGATATTTTACCAGTGGCTCCAAATTGTTCTATGTGTGCCATAATAGCCGGCAATCTACTACTAAGAATGGCTGCTGTATCTGTAACAGCCTCACTACCTTGTCGTTTTGCCATTTCAACAGTACGTAAAGCTGTGTCACCTACTAAATTTATATTACGTGCGCTATTCTCTGTTGTTATTGCTCCGTTATTAACAATCTGATCCATGACAGTCATTGCCATATCTTTATTAACTAATAACTGTAATTGCATAGACTCTTGCAATTTTTTAGCTTCTTCTGGGCTACGTTTTGCAACTTCTGATAAATGCAATCTCCATCCCAATTCTAATTGCTGTGCTCTGGCTACTTCTTCTGCTTGGTCTCTGCTTGCACCAGTAAGAGCAGTTAGTTCAGTCAAAGTTTTTAAATATCCAAAACTTTGGTTAGCAACATTTCCTGTACTCTTATCTAATAATGTTTGATTTTTAGTATTTCTTGCTATAAAACTACCGGCATAATCTAATATCTGTTCATTTGTATAACCTAAGTTATACAATTGCTTTTGCATTTTAGGACCGGTTAATTCTGCGCCGGCGTCTATAAATTTTTGAGCGCCAGCAGATACGGTACCACCAAACATTGCTAATTCAGGAGCAATTTTTCTAAGTGTGTTTGAAAATTCTTGTGAAGTTTCTGCTGTATAGCCTAATTTTAGTAACTGTGCGTTTAAATTTTTGAAATTATTATCTAAATCTATGGCACCAAAATCGCTTAAAGTTTTAAAAGTTTTTATTAATGCATCATTTTGCTTTAAACTTGCTGCCGCTATCCCACCTAGTGCTTTAATTACATACCCGGCAGCCATCCCTAATAAGCCAAATTGACTTGCTAATCCAGCGGCTGCATCAGTAGCACCGGTGATAGCATTAGCATACTTACTAGTACCTCTTTCAGTGCTGATTAGAGTACTACCCAAATCAGCAAAATACTCACGTGTTTTTCTTAATGATTCTTGTAATTCTCTTTGACGTTGTACTTGATTCTGCTGTTCTCTAGTTAAATCATTAGAGGATCTGGCCGTGCCGGTTAATGCATCAGCTAAACCTTGTAGTTGTTCGGGACTTAAATCTGCCATAGTTTTTTTACCTATAAATAGTTGGGTACTAATTGTATTTAGTATCTAAAAATTGGAGAAAATTATGGCAACACTAACTAGCAACCCACTACAACAATATTTTCGTAGACCGGCATTATATCTAAAACTACCTTCTCAGGGCGCTGGATATGCTGAAGGTACATTAATAATGACTGAAAACGGTGAATTACCTGTATATCCTATGACTGCTATTGATGAAATTACTAGCAGAACCCCGGATGCATTGTATAACGGAGTAGCTGTTTTTGAAATTATTAAAAGTTGTGTTCCCAATATATTAGATCCATGGCAAATTCCAGTAGTTGACTTAGATCCATTATTAGTAGCAATACGTATGGCTACTAATGGTAATGAAATGGAGATAGAAACAAATTGTCCTAAATGTACTGAACCATCAAAATATGATGTGAACTTAGCTGGCTTACTAGCTGGCTTTAATCCCGGCGACTATAAAACTCCATTAACTGTAGGTGAACTATCTATAAGATTTAAACCATTGTCTTATAAAGAAGTTAACAATACTAACATCATGCAATTTGAATTGCAACGTATGATGATTGATATGGAAAATGAACAAGAACCCAATACAAAGAATGATAAAATGTCTAAAGTTTTAGAAACTATTAATCATATGACTATTGAATTAATGACTAAAACCATTGAATATATAAAGACTCCTGAGGCAACTGTATTCGACCCATCATATATTGAAGAATTCTTAAGAAACATAGACAAAAACACATTTGAAGAAATTAAAAATGTGAACTTAGAGTTGCGTAAAAACTCAGAGAACAAACCATTACATATTAGATGTATGCATTGTCAGCACGAATACGACCAAGAGTTTACAATTAACGCATCAACTTTTTTCGGTTAAGGCTCCTTTCGCTTGACTCCGAGGGAATCAAGGGCCTAATAGAACAATTGGAGAATGAATGTGAGGAGATAAAATCTAGCTCACTAAAGATGTCTTGGTATATGCGGGGCGGTGCTAGTTATGTAGATATATTGAACATGAGCATCAATGAAAGAAAAACAATAAGTAAAATTATTGAAGATAACATGGATACTACTAAGAAATCAGGTCTTCCATTCTTTTAACCGTATCTATTCATTTATCTTAAACTACATTACCTTATTCTTTAAAGATGACCTTCGGTCATCTACCTTCACTTATACTTCGCTTCGCTCAGTATTACGTTCGGTAATGTTTTAAACTTACTATACTTTTTATTCATTCTAGTGGATTAGATATAATTTGCCGCTTTGAAGCCATGGTAGTGCAAATTTGCACTACCAATGGAAAAACTTTGCCATGCCCGTCATCCTTTGCCATCTATTCCCCGACTAGTTAACTTTTTATGTTACTATTCGCCACCGGTTGTCCTGTAAAGTAATATGGGACTGTAGTGAAGCTACCAAATTCAATTTGGTTCTTCGACAACGCATGTTCTGTAATCGCAAGATAGAGTTAATTACAGACTCATTGAGGGTTCCCTATGAAGATTGCCCTCTCGGTGTTCTACGCTATTGCTAACGTACATACTCCAGATCCGTCAGCACAGCACAATCTGTACAAACTCAAGGAGGACTGACAAACTCAGCCTACGGTTTTTAAATCTAAAAATTCTTTTGTTTCTATATTATTTGACTTGGTGTCTGTTGTTGTGCCTGAATATTTTTTTACTAATTCTGCATTGTTTTTGAAAAAGCTAGTATGCTCCATTATTACCCAATCGCCGTATGTTGGGCTACTATAGAAAAGACAATTATCTGCCTTCCATGTTAGTTTACCTTGTACTGCTACATATTGACCCTTACGATTAAACTTCATAAAAAGAATGTTTAAATCATCGGTATCTTCTACGTCAAGTAATTGCGCTAGCCACGAATCAAGTTGTTTGCACTCACCTGTCAGTAATAGGTGCCACGGAAAGTCCGCATAGAACTTACACTCTGCATTCATTTTGCTGAAACTCTGTCCTGGAACAATATCGCCCTTAAAAGAACGAATCTGTCCCTCATGTAAGAACTGAGTTCTGGCTTGATTCTTGCCACCCACATATGCACCAGATCCAGGAGCACGGATAAAACTTTCTCCGTATAACTCTGAGAGAAATTTTGCAACTTCTCTCTCGTATCCTGAACCTTTTGCTTTTTGTGGACTTGGCATAGACTTACTTATCACTGCATTCTCTCTTTGAAATTATTCCATATCCACTGACGTACTATAGGTCGTGAAACCCTTTTCTTTTACAACCTTTAATACACTAGGTACTCTACCCGCTAATTCTTCGCGGTGACTAACAAGCCAAATAGACTTATGTCGTCTACGTGACATGTCCTTAAGAATAGCAATAGCGTTTTCAACACCCATTGTGTCTAGACCACTGTCAATTAATTCATCAATGAACAATGTATTGATTGGAGCATATAAGTTCTCCCATACATCACGGAATGCAAAACTCAATCCTAGAATCAATCGATTACGTTCACCCCGACTTAGATTATCAAAGTCAAGTTCACGACCCAATTCAGTAATTTCAACCGTTAAATCATTTTGAAATACTACTTGATGCGGTAACCCAATCTTATCTAAGTAATGTGTCAATCTACTATTCAAGTAACTTAAGTTTTGGTCAATGATTTTCTTACGAACAAAACTATCTTTACTAGTTAGGATATCTAACAAAAACTTTTGATGTTCCATAGTCTTTGTTAGTTTGTTAATTGCATCAAAGTCAATTGATTGTAGTGCATTAGATTCCATTTCTATTACTTGTTCATCATATGGATCAGTTTCAGCAGCCTTTGTTTCCATATTTTGTAATAGCCCGGATACTTTACTACGATGTTCAATTGCTTGTGTTTCGGTATCATAATGAGTAACTGGCATGGGACCCACTTCAACTATAGTAAGTTCTGCTAATTGTTCTGCATATGGATCAACTTCTAGTTCTTTCTCAAGTATCTTTGTGCGAATATTTTCTGCATCACTGCCGTGACGAATTGCTTCTGCTTCTGTTTTGTAATGCGTCTTTGGTTTTTTGTCGGCAACAATAATTTCTTTATCATTCAGTTCTTGTAATTGTTTTGCTAATGCTCTTACATGAACATTGGATTCGATTAGTAATTGTTCTTTATCACCCAAAACAGTAGAATGTTGTTCATCGTGGAATGATTGACCACACGCATAACATGTATGATCTTTTAACTTAACAATCTCTAATGCTAACTTAGCAACTAGTTTATTTTCTTTTTCTAAGTCTTTGTCCAATCTAGTAACTTCTTTATCTCTGTCTGCTAGTTCTTTTGTTTTAGTATTATACTCAGCTAAGGCTCTATGTGCTAGTATTTCTGTAACAATGTCGATATGTTGCATTTTAAATGCAGTATCTTCTAAGTCACATATATCTTTTTCTTGCTTTTGTTTCCACGCAGTTTGTCTAGCCAATAGTGCGATATATGTATCTTGTTGTTTTTTCTTTTGATTCCATATGACTAGTTCTTTGTGCGATAACAACTCGGTCTCAATATTAATTTTGGTAAGATCATTATATTGTGCAACTAAGTATGCTAAGTCACTTTCATGTTTCTTTTGCCAAAGTCCTTGTCTACGTTTCAAACTTTCAATTTGTTCTTTGACCCGTTTGTTAGCTTCCTCAACAGCCTTAACTTTGAATTCTTCGCTTTGAATATCATCTTTGGTATTCTTAAGCATAGTCTTAATAACTTCTGCTTTCTCACTTAATAAAGTAATACCCAATAACTGTTCAATAATTTCACGTTGTTCATTTGATTTTAATGCTAGAAACGGTTCACTATATGTATTCAATGCCACAATGTGCCGGAACATACTACTAGACATGCACAGTATCTTTTCAATTTGAGACTGTGTTTCTTTGTTTTCGCCCTGTGCATCATCCAAACCTTTTTGTAAATCGTTATTTACATAAAATCTTAACAGATTTGGTTTACGACCACGCTCAATCTTGTAGTCTATGCCGCCTACACTAAACTCTAATGTAACTAGCATACCCTTTCCATTTGTACGATTAACTAAATTATCTTTTCTGATACTGTTAATGGGTACACCAAACAATGCATAACTTAAGCCTTGAATAAGACTGGTCTTACCTGTACCATTACGAGCACCATCACCACCCAAGTCTAAATTCTCACCTAGGATAAGTGTTAAATCTTGGCGGTCAAAGTTAACTGCTTGTGTTACCTGTCCGATTGATAAAAAATTACGGAGAGTGATATTCTTTAATATTATCATTTTAATTTTCTAAAAAAACTGTTCTTGGCTAATTTCTCAGCCTTCAATGTTCGTTCTATTATACCTTCTAGTTTAAGTTTAACTCTAATCAAACTTTTTTGTTCTCTTAAACTACCTATATAAGAATGAGTGTTGGTCAACTCAGATAACGCAATACCCAAATGCTTGTTTACTTTAATCAATGATTCTAATTCTCTTACTTCTCTGGGTATCTTCATAGATTGTTGTAAATCTCTAACAATATCTTTTTGTCAAAAGTATTTGACTCAATACTGTTAATCTGGTCGATGACAATTTGGTCTACACTTTCAAACTTAAGACCGTCAAAGCCTTGATTTTCAGTTTGTTCCATTTTCATGGGTATCAATGTCATTTCACGTAGTTTATGTTCTGGTATCATAGTTTCACGTATGAAGTTTGCTTCTTCATAACTAATATCAATATCAAGATGTACTCTAACATGACTGTCAATCAATAGCAACCCTTCAGGGTTTTCTAGTATCTCGCTAAGTTTGTGTACTCTAAAAATGGGTTGTCTAGGCCAACTATGAAATATTGGTTCTTCTCCCCATTCTAATATCATCATGCCACGTCCGTCATCGCCAGCATCAGCATAATTGTGAGGGAAAGCATTTCCGATATACCAAATATTTTTACGTGCTTGTCGTTTATGAAAATGACCACTGAATACTTTATCAAAACCCTTCATATGGTCTTCGTTAATCTCACCGTGGTCTGGCATCTCTACCATAGCATTCATGTAGAATCTGGGTAATTCTAAATGACCAAACATGTATTTACCAGATAACTTTTGAACTTTCTTATAGTCATCTTGTACAAGCCAGGGAGTAATTACAACGTCACCGTCACTAAAGAAGTCATTGATGATGTGTACGTTGGGTAAATGTTTAGCCCATTCAACACTATGAATGTCACGGCGGTCACGATAATAAAGGTCGTGATTACCTGGGATAAAATATACTCTATCAAAGTTAGCATTTAGTTTTTCTAATGCCTGTAGTCCAAATTGCAAAGTGTGGATGTTAATACTTGCTCTATGGTGATTGTAATCACCAAGAAAGAAACAAGTTTCACATCCTTCATCTTTTGCTTTCTTAATGAACCAGTCTACAAAATTAGCACAATCTAAATTATGTTGTAGACTGTTACTCTTTAGACCGAAATGTATGTCCGTAAAAACGGCAGCTTTTTTAAAAAGGTTACTCATTCATCTATTATAATTGAACAGGAGTGATATTTCAACCCCTGTGGTTAAATTATTCTTCGTACACTGTACTAGACGTTCCTTGTCTAGACCAGCTTGGATTAAGACCATTCATTTCTAAAATGTCATCTCTTATATTTTGGTTACGCTTTTCACTGTTCAGTACACGACAAAAACTATTAGTAATTGCGGCTGTGTAGTATGCAAAAGGATTGGCACTTTTTGCTTCATTGAATCGTAACCCAACATATGTAAGTTGTAAAATAGCACTATTACGCATCTCATCATTATATGTATAACCACGCCAGTTAAACTTCATAGCATATTTTTGACACATCATAATGTACATACGTGCTAGTTTATCTGTGATATTACCTTGGTCTTTGCTAAACTCACCTGTTTTTAAGTCACCAATCCAATGACTTTTTCCAATACACTTAAATGTGTTGGTCTTGTCTAATCGAAAATGTTGGAATGGGGGAAAGTTAACCTTAACATGAACCATGTCATCAATTTCTGCTTTTGTAGTTGGATCTTCCAACTCAGCAAATATTTCATCCCCATCTTCATTAAACTCAAAGAAATCTTTTGCTGTTTTCTTTTTATCAACTTTTCTGGGTTGTTTTGGCGCTACAGGGATATGGTCCCATGTCATTACTCTAAATACCAAATCTGTAATAGGAATTGATTCTGGATCTATTGAATCTTTTTCTCCTGCTTCTAAACTAAGTCTAGTTGCCCTAATTTCTTTTGCTTGCTGAATACTTTCAGGATTAAACGCATATTCTAAACTTTTTTCTAAAGGTTCTGTCGGCATATCAACGATGAAATCGTATCTATGATCTTCGGGTAGTAGATAAGCGCAGTATGTGTTTTTGCTTGAATGTATTTCTTTTAAAATATCCTTATTATTAAGGTAATTAACTGGTTTTTTGCTTGGTAAACTCATAATTCTCCGTAGTTATGTTGAGTAGAGTATAGCACTTTAGTTGCAGAAATGCAACACTATATGGTAAAAAATGGTGATTTTTTGTGCGATAAATATATTTAGTAAAGGTAAATATCAATGGCAACTGAAACAGAAAAATCACTAGCTGTAGCCCAACAAAATCTAGCAGCCGCCCAATTAGGAGTAGCGCAAGACACTGCACAAGGACGTCCAGGCATGGCTCAGATGGGGGCCGCTAGAGTAGCCGACCTAGAAAAATCTGTTACATACTTGAAAGAACGGGTTAATGCTGAAGCCGGGGGTGGGTTTAAAACAACAAATGGTGATGGCTCTGTTAATAACTTTGATTCTAAAGGTGTACTTACTAGTGTAACAGATGCTCCAGTTAGTACAGATCAAAAAACAGTAGCGGCTAGTGACACCACCAATGCTGCCGAAGCCCAGAATGCAGCCGCAACTAATCCAAACGGTGATCCCAATCCAAACGCAGTAATTACTCCTGCTAATCCGGAAACACAGCCATCTAATTTACAAGTAGCAAACGTAGATTTAAATAACAGCGTGTTGGCAGCTATTGGTGCTCGACCTCCGGCCGCATCACAAGTGGTTCCACAAGGTCAATCAAAAATAAATGATTGGAGAGTTAAATTATCGTTAGCAGATGGTTCCAATTATCTATACAATGATCCGGATGTTAAAAATAATGGTAGTAAACATATTCTAAAACCAATATATGACACCAGTGGAATAATTTTTCCCTATATGCCGGCAATTAGTTTATCATATCGTGCAAATTATGATTCGGCGGAAGTTACACATAGTAATTATAAACTTCAGTTTTATAGAGGAAGTAGTGTTGATGATATACAAATTACCGCAGACTTTACTGCACAAGACACCACTGAAGCCAAATATTTATTAGCAGTTATTCATTTCTTTAGGTCAGTTACTAAAATGTTTTATGGACAAGATGGTAGCCCGGTTGCTGGCACTCCTCCGCCAATGTGTTTCTTGTCCGGATTAGGAGCGTATCAGTTTAACAAGCACCCGATAGTTATATCTTCCTTCAGTTATAGTTTACCAACTGACGTTGACTATATAAGAACTGAAGCAATGATACCGTGGTCTGGTTCTGGAATAGGAGACGCCAACGACAAAGATAATACACCGGCGTCTAGTCCTAACTTCTTTCAAAAAATACGACTTAAATTATCCGGAATAAAACCCCAAGCAAAACCACCGCAACCAGTTTTTAAATCTGGGTCATTGACTAATGCATATTTTGAAAATACATATGTACCAACTAAAATGCAAATAACGTTAGGTGCTCACGTAATCGTATCACGTGCTGATATAAGTAAAAACTTCAGTCTCAAAGATTATGCTTCTGGTAAATTAATTAGAGAGAAAGGAATTTGGTAATGTCATACAGCCAAACAAGTCCATATTTTTCAACAAAAGTATATAAAAATTTATTTTTAGATGTAATGGAAAATCGTAGTATATCCTCTCAAATGGATGATGTACTATTTGAAATAAACACTACATATAACCTACGTCCAGATTTACTAGCACATGACTTGTATAATGATAGTAAATTGTGGTGGGTTTTTTCACAACGTAATCCTAATATACTTAAAGATCCAATGTTTGATTTTGTGTTAGGAACTAAAATTTACCTACCACAATATTCTAGTTTGAAAGAATCATTGGGTTTATAATATGGCAACAGCACCAAGTAATTTTACGCCTATAACATGGCAGACGTTGTACAATGCAAATAAATCAACTGTAGGTAAAAATCCCAATTTAATTAAACCCGGACAACAGTTGGCATTACCAAACGGTACAACTTATACAGTTGTAACAGGTGATAATTTAACTAAAATTGCAGCCGGCAAAGGCAATGGCAGTTATAGTAACCCAACGACCACTCCAACTAGCGTTGTAACTCCAGTAGCACCTTTGCCAGAGCCAGCCCCAACACCAGTAGTAACTGAACCAGCGCCTCCACCAGCACCACCAGACACGGCTGCACTTCCGGCGACAGAAGTTACACCGGTAGTAAGTGAATCGGCCCCATCACCGTCAGACTCACAACCGGCTTTCAAAGTTGATATAGATGGTATAGGCAATCTCACAAAGGATGATACCGCAGTTTCGGTTAAACCCATCAAAGTAAGTACAAATAATTCTAGCAGTAAATTGCGTGAACCTAGAGATAATCCATTAAGTCAGTTTGCGAGTCATACTTATAATATTACTTTATATGCTATTAATCCTGATTCGTTTAATCAATATACCTTAGGAGAAAAACTTGTACCAAACGATTGGCGTGTTATTTGTCGTAGTGGTGGAGGTGGTAAACAAACAACGACATATAAGACAGTGACTACGGGAGGTGGTGTTGTTGTAGACCAAGGTTCTGCGGATACAACGTTTACTAAAACTGAGGGAGAAAGAGCAGCCGGTTTTGAGTTAGATTATTATATAGATAATTTAAGAATCGTAACCAATGTTAGTAGTAAAGAAACGATGACTACTAGTACTAGTTTTGATTTCTCATTTGACATTATGGAACCATATGGATTTAGATTCCCCACAAATTTAGTTAAAGCCGCGTATGATATTCAGAAAAAGAGCAAGATTAAATTAGAAGAATTCAAAGCACAAAATTTAGATGTATCAAGTGCAGTAATAGCATTGCAAACACAATTTTTATTAATGATACGCTTTTATGGCTATGATAAAAATGGTAAAATATTAACATCAGACGATTTCCCAAATGCGGACAAGATAGTAACTGACCAATCATCTGTGTTTGAACGTAGTTTTCCAATTCAACTATCATCATTTGAATTTAAATTAGATAATAAATCGGTAGTATATCGATTGAAAGCTAAAACAGTAAGTGAAGAAAAGGCTCTAGGTCCATATAGAGGGTATATATTAGATAATACTACATTGCAAGGTAAGACCGTAAAAGAAATGTTAGTAGGTAAGACTAGTGACTCTACTAATGATAGCATAAAAGGTCTTGTCGAGTATTTAAATGACCATCAGCAACATCTATTAGATAAAGGGGCGATTTCTGTAAAAGACACATACTCAATAGATTTTGAAGATAATAGCGGAATACCAAATGCTACAATGTTAGATATCGATCTTGTATCAAATAATAATGCACCAAACACTAGTGTGAAAAAGGGATCTGATGTTAATGAAAAAAATTCTCAAAAAAGTAATGTAATAGACAAATCTGTAAAAGTGTTACCTATCAATAGGGGTGAACATATATTAACTGTAATTGACCAAATAATAACAGGAAGTAGTTATGTAGCAAATGCACTAAGTACCAAGACTATTGAAAAAGTTAATAAACCTAAATCAACCGACCCAAATTATGTTTCAGGTAATGACCAACTGTTAACTTGGTATTCTGTAATACCTAATGTAACTTTGGGTGACTATGATGAAAAACGTAATACATTTGCTTGTAAAATTTTATATATAATCTCAAAATATTCTGTACCGTATGTAAGAACCATTAGTGCAAATAAACGAGCCACATATAACGGACCACATAAGAGGTATAAGCACTGGTATATGTCAAATGATTTGGAAGACCCGACCAAACATCAAAAAGAAATATTGTCATATGAACAGGGATATAATTTATTATATTTTACTACTGCTGGATATGGAGCTGATGCACCTATTAAAGGTAAATCAGGTGAAGCATCTGCACCTATAAAAGTTGATGATGGTAGTGGATCTAACCAAACAGGAAAGATTGCTGGTAAATGGAATGAAGTTCTTGGTCCATTAAAAACTTTTTTATATAGTCCAAGTGACCAGCTAAAGGCAAGGATAACAATATTAGGTGATCCTGATTATCTAATGACTAGCGTAAGTAGAGGAATGAAGATTGCGTTAAACCAGCATTATGGTGAAGATGGGCATAGTATAAATCCTAGTAGTGGACAAGTGTTTATTGAAATAGCATTCAGACAAGCTGAAGATTACAATAAAGAAACCGGCTTGTTAGATCCTAGTAAAGACGGAGAAATAATATTTTGGCCTTATCCATCAAATATTAAAGATAAGATTCAAGGTGTAGCATATATGGTATGGCAAGTTACTAGCAACTTCAGTAGAGGATTATTTACACAAGAGTTAAGAACATGTATTCCTCCCTTTGATTACGAAGGCGATGCAACAGGAGGCAATTCTAGTCAGGATAATAGAGCAGACGCTAATATCAACGGGCTAGATTTACCAGAGAACTATACTACTATTAACAATAATGCCGGTGGACCTGATCCATCGAATAACGAGAGATTCGCATAATATGGCAGATAATGATATTCGACTAAAAGGTCAACTAAGATCCACTAAAGATGATACCGGCGGTGCAGGCTTAATTCCCAGTGCAGTTATTGGCATTGTTAAAAATAACATGGACCCAGGACGCTCAGGTAAAATTGAAGTATACTTAGTACGAGGTAATAGTCCCGAACAAGATAACCCGGTATATTGGGTTCCTGTACGATACATGAGCCCGTTCTTTGGTTATACAACAAATGAGTCTAGTGCAGATGATGAAGGTAAATTTGCCGGTAATCCGCACAGTTATGGTTTTTGGGCTACACCTCCTGACATAGGCACAGAAGTAATTTGTATTTTCTTAAACGGAGATCCTAGTCAGGGGTTCTATGTAGGTTGTATACCTAGAGCAGGATTGACTCAAATGGTTCCGGCAATAGGATCAGATACTAGACCATCAGTAAATCAAGGTGAAGCAGAAAGTTACGGTGGTGCAACTAAACTACCAGTGACTGAATATAATAATGCTAATAAGAATAAGGATCTCAATCCTGCTCTTTCTACTCAATATAGACCTGTACATAGTTATCAGGCGGCAATATTAAACCGTCAAGGTTTAATACGTGATCCAGATAGGGGAACAATATCAAGTAGCGCAAATCGTGAAAGCCCCAGTCGTGTATTTGGAATGAGTACTCCCGGTAGACCTATATATCAAGGCGGATACGATGACCGTTCTATTGGTGATGCTATTACTAATGATAGTACTCCAAATGAGAACTTCAAAATTACAGGTAGACGCGGTGGACATACATTGGTTATGGATGACGGTGATATCTACGGTAAAGACCAGTTAATGAGATTTAGAACTGGTACCGGTCATATGATAATGATGAATGATGCGGCAGAATTAATAACAATCATTCATGCTAACGGACAAAGTTATATCGAATTAGGTAAAGAAGGTACAATTGATATGTACTCTACTAATAGTGTTAACATAAGAACAATGGGCGATTTAAACTTACATGCAGATAGAAATATTAATATTAACGCCGCAAAAGATTTAAACTTGTCAGCAGAAAATGTCAAAATAGAAAGTTTAAAAGAAACTACAAACTACGTAGGTACTAACTATAAAGGATATACTAAGGGTGACCATACTGTTCGTGTGGAAAGTAAAATAGCTATAGCAAGCGCCGGCGATATGGGTTTAAAATCTAAGGGTACTGTTTATGTTAACGGTGGACCTGATGTAAAACTTAACAGCGGTGAAATGTCATTGAACCCTGAGGAAGTAAAACAATTACCTATCGTAGCGCATACTGATACATTGGAAGACGCTAAGAAAGGATATGTACCTGCTCCCGGTAAGTTATCTAGTATTACAAGTCGTGCTCCGGCTCACATGCCATGGGCACACGCAGGACAAGGTACAGATGCTAAAGCTGATTTAAAATCTTCTAGTAATTTTCCAAGTTCACCTACACCTGCCGCGAGTGCAGTTAATAATGCATCAACTGTATTGAATACTAAGTCATTAACTAGTTCATCAATGTCAGCAACAGTTCCTAACATAGGAGCAATTTCAGATTCAATTGGTAAAGGTGCCAGTAGCAGTTTAGTATCACAGATGGCGTTGACAGCAGTAGCCGGGCCGTTTGGTCCTGCGTTAGTACAAGGTGCCGGGGTGTTAACTTCAGGGCAAGGTATAAAAACTGCGGCGTTGGGTAGCCTTGCTCTTAATCCAACACAGCTTGAACAAGCAGGACTATTAAAGCCCGGCGCATCTGTTGTAGCAAATGCAGGTATACAAAACGGTAAGTCAATCGCAGAAGCAATGCCTAGTAATTTGTTCACGGGTAAAGATGGTATTAAAAATGTTAATCAATATTTGTCCAACCCAATGGCTCAAAGTAAATCAGGTATCGATTTATTGAAATCTAGCGAAATGGGATTAAAAGCTACCGGAGTAATAACTGGGGGTGAAAACGCTTCCCAAGTAGGGGGATTATTAATGAGTGCCGCTAGTCTAGGTGTGGGCCCAACTATGTCTTATGTTAACAGTTTTAAACAAGGAGCCGCACTTCCCGGATCACTAACCGGATTAGCAACGCAACTAACTAATATGGTTCCGGGATCACCCAAAGATTTAATTGCATCAGGTAACTTTGCCGCCGGACTATCAGAAAAAAGTATGACTGCGCTTAGTGGAGTAAAACTTGGAGGGTTTGATGCAGCCGATAAACTCAAAGGTATAGCTGCAGGTGTGTTTGGTACTATGACTGCCGCACTAAAACCCTTAACTAAAGGTCCTCAAAACTTAACAGTAGTTAAAGAAGAAAACACACCTGCTTCTACTACACCTTCCGACATTAAATCTCAAATAATGAAATCAGAATTATCTGCATCTAGTCCAGGTGGAGTAAATGAGAAATTAACTAGTTTATTTGGAGTAGGCCCGGGTGGTTCATTACGTGCATCAGCAATTGACGCCGGCAATGTTATGAAAAATGC